AAGGGCCACCCATCACCAGCACCAACAGCCGCGCACCATACCAAAGTTGCCAAGCGGCAACAGCAGACGGGCGCGGCGATTCTTAAGCCCCAGCAGCAACACCCTCCGCCTCCCGAAAGTTCTACTTACTCCAGCGTTCAACTACTTCGCAGCCCCGCCGAGTGGCCGGAATACAACCCGCCGAGGATCATGTCGGCGCCGCACCCAGATGCTGTCGGCACGCTGGCAGACGAGTGGATTGAGTGGTACGAGCGCGGCGAGGACGGGCCGAGGATCACGTTGCGCGAGTGGCAGCGGGTGGTACTTAGACGCGCGTTGGAGGTGGATAGCGCCGGGCGTCTGGTGTGGCACACGGTTGTGGTTACTGCGCCGCGTCAGGTTGGGAAGGGTTGGCTGGCTACGGCTTGGGCGCTTGGCCGTTGCCGGGCTGCGGAGCATTTCGGTGAGCGGCAGACGGTGCTGCATGTGGCGAATAATCTGGCTGCTGCGCGGCGTATTGCGCAGTTGACTTGGCGTTGGGCTGGGGCGAATGGTTTGCAGGTTGCGCGCGCTTTTGGGTCTGAGCGGGTTATCTGGCCGGACGGGAGTTCGTGGGATATCACCAGCACGCGCGCTATCTGGGGTGCCACTGGGAATGCGTTGGCCGACGAGTGTTGGGATATCGAGCCTGAGGTGGTTACCAGCGCGTTGCAGCCGACTATGGTGGCGCGGGAGCAGCCGCAGTTGTGGCTTATGTCGACGGCCAACGAGGAGGCCACGCCGCTGATGCCACAGTTCCGGGGTTTGGCGATTGGTGGCGCGCCGGGCGTGATGATTGCCGAGTGGTCGGCTGACCCTGCGTCTGATCTTGAGGATGAGCGGGTTTGGGCTGCGTGCCAGCCGTACTGGGACCGGCAGCGGCAGGATTGGATGCGGCAGGCGTCTGGGACGCCGGGCTTCCGTTATCAGTGGCTGAATATGTGGCCTGATGGGTCGGCGGGGCAGGCGCATTGGCTTGGCGGCTGGGAGGGCCGTGCCGGGGTTGGCGTGTCTGCTGCTGGTGGGGTCGGGGCTGCGGAGGCGGCTGGTGACAGGTCGGTGTTCGGTGTGGCTGCTGCGGCGCGTGGCGCTGATGGGGTTGTGCGGGTTGAGGCTGATGTGGTGCGGACGGGTGATGCGGCTTCGGCGTGGCTGGCGTCGAGGTCTGTTGGCCGCGTGCTGGCTGGTACTGGCGTGCTGCCGCTGCTGAATGGCCCGTTCGAGGTGGTTGCGGCTGGGCACGCGGAGACTAGGCAGGCTACGCCGTGGCTGTTGGGTGCGGTGCGCGACGGCGTGGTGGCGCACGCTGTTACGCCTGCGGTTGGCGCGCAGGTTGCGCGTTCGCGGGTTGCTGTGTTGGAGGGTGGCGTGGTGCTGTCGGAGAAGCGGTCGGGGTCGCCCGTGCCAGCGGTGCGCGCGGTGGCTTGGGCTGGCTGGTCTGCGGCGGTTGCGCCTGCGGCTGCGGCTGTGATCTGGTGATGGCGTGATTACTTGGGCTGGCGGGTTGGTGCTGGGTTGCGCGGTGCTGTCGGTTGCGCTGTGCGTGGCCGGGCTGGTGTTCGGGGTTGAGGTGCTGACGGTGGTTGGCGTGCTGCTGTCGGGCGCTGCGCTGGCTGCGACGTACGTGCTGGACGATCTGTAGAGGGGTGCGAGGTGGCTGGCGGTTGGCGGTGGCGCTGCAAGGCGCCGGGGCTGTGGTCGGGCGATGGGCGCGACGGCGCGTCGGCGGTGGCTGTGCAGGTGCGGGTTGGGCTGTGGCATATGTGGGGCAGTTGGGACGGCTGGGCTGCGCCGTTGGAGGCGCCGTCGCTTGGGGCTGCGCGGGTTGCCGCCGAGGTGGCGTGCGGCGAGTTGGCGGCGCTGCGTGATGGGGCTGGCTGATGGGCGCCTACTGGGAGGGTGACGGGGTCACCCTGTACCACGGGGACTGCTTGGAACACCCGGAATGGTGGACCGGTGCGGACGTGCTGGTCACCGACCCGCCGTACGGAATCGGATGGAAGCAGGGCGACCACAAACGGGGTACGCCGCATCCGGGGATAGCGGGTGACCATTCCACGGATGCCAGGGACCGTGCGCTAGCCGCATGGGGTGGGAAGCCCGGTGTCGTGTTCGGTTCGCCGCTGCGACCCCCGCCACCCGGAACTGGTCATGTGTTGGTCTGGCAGAAACCCCCAGACAAGGGGATCCTCGGTGCGAACCACGGCTACCGGCGCGACATCGAAATGGTGTACCTGACGGGGCGATGGCCTGTCGTCCGTCCCGCGCATCGCAGCAGTGTTCTGCGGATAGGTCGCAGCATTGGTTCGCGTCCAGGCCATCCCCATGTGAAACCCGTAGACCTGTTGGCGTTACTCATCGAGGCCGCGCCGCCGGGCGTGGTCGCGGACCCGTTCGCGGGTTCGGGGACCACGCTGGAAGCCGCGAGGCTGCTCGGACGCCGCGCGGTCGGTGTGGAGGTGGACGAACGGTACTGCGAACTGGCGGCGTCCCGGCTGGCGCAGATGGTGCTGCTGTGATGGGGCTTAAGCCGCGTTCCGAGTTGTTTCCGTGGCCGTCGTGGGGCGAGTGCGTGGAGTGGTCTGCGTGCGATAGGTGCGGGTCGCTGTTTCCGGGGCATCGCTGCATCTTCGCCGGGCGCTGGCGGGATTGCCCCGACTGCTAGCGGCGCGCAGCCCCAGTGTTGCGTTTTGGCAACGCCGTGCCGTACCCTGAAGGGGCAAGGCCAACCAACCGAAAGGCAGACCAAGATGACCAGCCAGACCAGCCAGACCAGCCAGTTCGAGTACATCTGGAAGTTGGAGGAGGCTGCGGAGTTGGCGCGTCTCGTTGCTACCTGCGGCGACACGCGCGCTGCGCGGGGCGACGCGCAACTGCGCTACGAGCGGATTCGGGAGGAGCTCTACGGGCTGGTTTGCGCGCTGCCGACCGAGGTGCTTGGGCAGTACGGGGAGTTCCGCAAGGCGCAGCGGGGCTGATGCCGCGACCGCATCCAACCACACTGGGGCTGCCTGCCGGGCAGCCCCAGTGTTGCGTTACGGCAACGGCTGCGCCTAAGATGGGGCTGCACCAAACAACCAACCGAAAGGCAGGATCATGACCCAGCCCGAACCCCGCTACGCCAACACAGCCCGTTTCCACAGCCGGGCGCGCGAGCTGCGCCTGATGCCCGACCGCGACCTGATGGCGTGCGTTAAGCGCACCGACCGCAGCGAGGCGCCTTGGGTGCCGTTGGGGCTGGCGCTGTACTGGGTGACCGTGCATGGCCGGGCGACCACCGACCGCGAGCTCCGCGAGTACTTCGCGGTGGCGTGCAACGCGAGGGAGGCGGTGGCGCTGGTGCGCGAGTACGAGATGCGCCTTTCCCAGTGCAGCGTGACGCTGGTTAACGTGGTGCGCGCCCAGTAGCGCGCCAGCCAGCACGCACTAAGCCCCAGCCGCTGATCCGGCTGGGGCTTGGCGCGTCGTTAGGCGTGACCCGGCTGGGGCTTGCCGTGCGCGCCCGTGCGCACGGGCGCGCACGGGCTGCTAGCGTGCTGCTGTGAACCCATTCGAAGGCATCGACGACCTGACGCCGATACAGCACAACGGCTATTGCTGGGTCAAGCGGGACGACCTGTTCGCGTTCGGCGAGGCAACTGGCGGCAAGGCGCGTGCGTGCGCAGCGCTGGCGCGCGCACGGCTGCCAGCAGCCCGGCTGGGGCTGATCACTGCCAGCCACAGACAGTCGCCGCAGGCGCAGATCGTCGCAGCCGTTGCCGCACGGCTGCGCGTGCCATGCCGCGTGCATCTGCCGACCGGCGCTTCACCGTCCGCTGATGCGGCGCGCGCGCTGGGCGCGCAGGTGTTCCGCCATACGCCGGGGCATTCGTCTGTTATCGCTGCGCGCGCCAAGGCAGACGCAGAGGAGTGCGGCGCGCTGCTGGTGCCCTTCGGCATGGAGTCGGGGCACGGGGTAGCCGCAACCGCAAGGCAGGCAGCCAACATTCCGAACGCCGTGCAACGGGTTGTCGTGCCCGTAGGTAGCGGCATGTCGCTGGCTGGGATATTGCACGGGCTGGCAGCCGCGCACCGCGCCAGCCTGCCCGTGGTGGGCATCGTCGTTGGCGCAGACCCAGAGCGCAGACTCGACCGCTGGGCGCCTGCGCGCTGGCGCGACCAAGTGACGCTTGCGCACGCTGGCGTGCCCTACCAGCAGCACGTCGAAGCGGATTTCCACGGAACGCCGCTGGACCCCGTTTACGAAGCCAAGGTGCAGCCTTGGCTACAGCCCGGCGACCTGCTCTGGGTTGTCGGGCATCGCGCAGCCGCACCAACCGAGGGGAGCTGAAATGGCGAACATCTATTCGCAGCCGGAGGCTTTTGGGCTTACGCCGATAGGCGAGGCAGATGCTGGCAGCGGCTACGACTACGACATTTGGGTTGTCTGGCGCGATGCGGGAGGCGCGTGCTGGTGGGCGCAGGACAAGGGCTGTTCGTGCCCCGTGCCCTTCGCTGGCGCGCACCTTGGCAACATTCCGCGCGGCAGCCTGCGCGATGCGCTGAACGACCTGTTCGCTTGGGTCACCGAATACGATTACGGCAACGACGCCGTGCGGCGCGCTGCCGCGCAGCCGCTCGTCGAGCGGCTGCGCAAGATGATCGACCACGAGGAAGGACGGCACTGATGGATTGGTACGAGCAACTGCGCGAGGAAAACCCTTGGCTGCCACCGCCCGGCAAGGTGCTGGAAGCCGAGCTGACGTACGGCCCGGATACGCGCCGCTGCCCGACGATGGTCATGCGGGTTGCTGTGGCGCTGCCGAAGCAGCCGGAGCGCACTTGGGCTGGTTCGCTGCCCGTTGTGCCACGGCCAGCGCGCAACGCGCTGCCGGACGCGCTGGCGCTTGTGGCGATGGCGATGGAAGCAACGAACAACGGGCGCGGCTGCCGGGCGCAACTGCTGGAGGCTGGCGCGCAGGTGCGCGCGATGGTGCCAGCCAACGAGGTCTGGTCTGCCGCCTACCAGCGCGACGGTCGCGACGTGCTGTCGCTGCTGCGCGAGGCCGTTAACGCCATCGTGCAAGGCGCAGACTGGCAGCAACGGGACAACCCCGAACGTGGTGCTATGTGGCTGCGCGCAGCCGACGCTATCTTGCACGGGCTGTGGCTGGAGGCACGATGAGGGAGTGGATTGTCTGGTTGGGGCTGGTGGCTGTGGCGACGCTGTTCTGGCTGGCAGTGATCACTTGGGCAGTGTGATGCCAAGCGTCGCGCAAAAACGGGAGTGGCTGGCAGCCAACGACACGCAGGGTTGGTCCGACCTGTTCGAGTGGGCTGGACCGCACGCCAAGCGGCATCGCTGCACCGCTTGCGGCGTCTGCGGCTACATCCATAGCCAGCAGCCCGACGCGCGTTCGTGGACCGTTACGCACCTGATGGGGCACGCGCCTTGCCCGACGTGCGGGAGGCTGATCACGCTGGCGGGGCTGGCTGGGCACGCCTTCCGGGCGCACCAACGGCCATGAGCGGCGACGGCCCGGCGCCGCGCGGCGTAGTGATCAGGTTCCCAGTGGAACGGGCGCAGCGCGCCGACACGCCCGTCTGGCAGCCGGATACGGGTCCACCTCCACCGCCAAGGATGGGCTGCCCGGCAACGCTGTCGCTGGCTGGCGAGTGGTGGCCGTGCGACCTGCCGCACGGGCACGCCTTGCAGCACGTCTGCCAAGAGGTCCTAGCCGTCTGGTGCGGCGCCGCAGACGCCTAACCCCAGTGTTGCCAAAAGGCAACGCTGGGGCTTATGCTTCAGGTGCAAGCCAACCGAAGGAGCCAGACATGATCAGCCAGACGCCAGCCGCCAAGCCAGTGAAGATCGTGCGGCAGGAGACCGAGCGCCAGTGCGGCTGCTACGGCAACCGCAACTTCCGCTGCGCCCATCCTGCCAAGGTGCGTGTGGAATGGGCCGTGCTGCGCGGCGCGCGCACGCTGGGCCGTTTCAGCACCAAGCGCGCTGCCGAGGCCTACGCCGCAACCCTTGCCGCCTGATCACCTAGCCGCCAACCAACCAACCAACCAACCGAAAGGCAAGATCATGACAACCACCGACCACCAGCCCCAGATGCCAAGCCTGCCGTTCACCCTCGCGCTGTGCGCGGACGTGGTGGCCGACGAGTACGGCCACGACGTGCGTATCGGCGCCGACGAGCCAGCGCCGCTGTGCGAGGTTATCGGCGCCGTGGAGGCCGCTGCCCCGCTGCTGGGCTGGCGCTGGCACGACGTGATGGAGCGGGGCTGGCACGCGCACAGCGCAGCAGCCATGCACGAGCACATGGACGCCGGGGACGTTGCGGCGCTGTACATCAGGCAGGCGGCGCTTTTCATCGCAACGGCGTACGCAGACAACGCAGCCGAGCTGCGTCTGTGGCAGCAGGAGGGCAAGATCACCGAGCGGCAGTGGTGGGCGCTCTCCGCGCAGAACAAGTACGCGCGGCAGGCTGCGCTCGACGATCTGTGCAAGCGCTTCGGCGTGGTTGGCAGCAACGCGCGCTAGCCGCAGCCAAGCCCGGCAAGCCCCGCCAGCCGCAGCCCGGCTGGCGGGGCTTTTGCCGTGCTTGCGCCGCTGGTGGCAGCCACGCACCAGCCGCAGACGGCACGCAATCCCAGTGTTGCCAAACGGCAACGCTGTGCCTTATGCTCAAGGTGCAAGCCCGACCAACCGAAAGGCAGACCAATGGCCACCAAGCGCAACCGCGAGAACCAGACCGGAACCGACGAGTACGCTGGCTTCGTGCGGCGCATCCTCCGCAGTTACGGCAAGCGCGCCGCTGCTGGCGAGCTGGACACCAACGCGCTCGAGCACCTGATCGAGCTGCGCGCATCAGTGGACGCCCAGATCGAGGCCACGGTTGCGGCGCTGCGCACCGAGGCTGGCGGCGCCTACAGTTGGGCGCAGATCGGCGAGGCGCTGGGCATGGACCGTGGCGCCGCTTGCCGCAAGTACGGCAGCAGCGATGCCAGCGCGCGCAAGGTTGGTGGGCAGCCGGGGCACCTGCGCTGAACGCGCCCGAGATCTGGGCAGAGGCCAAGGCAGCGGAAAGCGCCTTGGCCTCGCTGCTTTCGGCGTACGGCCCGGCGCCGCGCGATGCCGCGCAGGCGCAGGCGCTGCGCGTGGCGTGCGATGCGGCAGCGGCTGCCCGGCTGGCCGTTCCGCTCGCCGAGCGGCGCGCCTACAGTCTGTGGAAACTGCGCGACGGCGCGCTGGTGGCGCACGGCGCAGCCGACTGGCGCTGCTATGCCCCGGCGCAGCCCGACAACGGGCCGTAGCGGCGCGCGGCGTGGCAGCCTAGTGCTATCGCGCGCGGCAAGGATAGGCTGCGCGACAACGGGCTTGGCAGCCCTTGGCGATGGAGGCGCGCCTTGGCCAGCAGTTTGCAGCGGCAAGCACGGGCACGAACGCGCGGTTACGCCGCGTATCCAAGGATGGGCACGGCGTACGCGCGCGGCGTTCGCGGCGACGGGTCGGTCAGCGCGCTGCGCATGAACTACCCCGACGGGTCGCTCACCGACCCCGCTTTTTGGTGGGGCTTAGACGGCACTGGGCAGTACGACTGGGCGCCGTACGGCGCTGGCGGTCCCGCTACGCCGTTCAACACCTACGCCGTTGGCGTGCTGGGCGAATGGGGAGGGCAGCGCACGGCTGGCGACGCGCGCCACGGCGCGGGGCTGCTGCCGTCTATCACGCGCGCTACCTCGCTGATCGTCGGCCCAGTGGTGCGCACTGTCTGGCGCTACTATCGGCGCGACGCCGGGGCTGGCCTAGTTGGACCCATCAGCGATGCCACGGCAGGCAACACTTTGATTGCGAGGCCGCTATGGGTTGCCGACCCCCAGTTGTGCGGCAGGATTCCGGGCGGCGAGCTGCCGCGCCCAACGCTGCCGCGCGGCAGGCGCATCCATGCGCACGCCTTTTGGTCGACGCTGCTGACGCACGCGCTGTGGTGGGGCAACGGCGCGCTGCTGTATGCCGTGGACAAGGATGGGCAGCCGCTGGCCGGGTCGCTGCGCATCCTTAACCCGACCACTTGGGGCTGGACCGAGGACGGCAGGCTGGCGCTTGGGCTGCACACAGACGAGCCGGTCGAGGCAGACGAAGACAATCGGCTGATGATCGGGCAGACCGAATGGCGCGTGGCGCTGCTGCAAGGACCGGGTCCGCACGACGGGATTGTCTCGCCGGGCGTGCTGCTGAAGATGGGGCTGGTCGCTTCGATTGCCGAGCGCACGAGCAAGTACCTGAACGGCATCTATGCCAGCGGCGTGCCAAGCGGCGTGCTTAAGGTGTCCACGCCGAACTTCACTGCGGCGCAAGCCGCTGCGCTGAAACGGCAGTGGTCCGAAGCGCACAACGGCGACCAGCGCAGCGTCGCAGTGCTTTCCAGCACCATCGACTACTCGCCGCTGCAACTATCCGTAGTCGACGCCGACGCGGTGGCGCTGAAAGGCGCGATGCTTACGGATATCGCGCACGGGTTTAACCTTCCAGCCGCAGCCTTGGACGCCACAACTGGCGGCAGCAGCCTGACCTATTCCAATCTGCAAGATCAGCGCCGAGACACGCTCGATCATTCGCTGGCCAATATGGGGCACAACGTTCAGGACTTCATCAGCGCGCTAATGCCTTGGCAGCAGGGAATGCTCATTGATTGGGGCAGTTACGTCAATACCGACGTGAACAACGGAATCGAGTTCGTAAGCGCCGGGCTGGCAGACGGCTGGCTTACGCAAGCCGAGGCGCGCGACCGCATGAAGTTGCCGCCCATCGAAGATCAGCCGCAAGCGCCAGCGGAAGGAGCGCCCAATGCCTGATGGATTGCCGAAGCCGACGGAGGTGCGGCTGCTGCAAGGCGCGGAGCTGCGCGCGGTGCAGGAGGGCAAGGAGCGCGGATTCACCGGGCGGCTGGTGCCCTACGGCGTGCCAGCGCCGATCGGCGGCAGATACGTCGAGGTGATGGCGCCCGGCGTCTTCGCCAAGTCGATCAGAGAGGCTGCGCGCGCGCTGCCGCTGCTGCACAACCACGACAGCGCGCAAGTGATCGGCAAGGCAGTCGAGTGGGAGGACCGCGCAGACGGGTTGCACGGGCATTGGGTGATGGCGCCAACAGACGAAGCGCGCGCAGTGTTCGACCTGATCGACGGCGGCTTCATGACCGGGCTTTCGTGCGGCTTCGTTCCGCTGCGCGGACAAGACGAGTGGGATATCCGAGATGCGCCCGAGGTCAGCACGGTAACGCGCAGGCAGGCGCGGCTCGTGGAATCCAGCACAGTGCCGACCCCAACTTGGGCCGAAGCGGTGGTGCTGCACACGCGCAGCGGCCAAGCGCGCGGCGCGCTGCGACCCCGCGCCGAAGCGTGGCGCGAGTGGCTAGCGCAGCAGCAGCAGCCCCGCTAAGGTTGGCGGCAGGCAAGGGCACGCGCCCGGCGCATCGCTAGGCGACCGCGCGGCGCACGCACCAGCAGCACGCTTGGACCGCTACGCATCCAACGCTGATCAGCAACCACGATTGGCTTGGAGGCCAAGCATGAACACGAATGCCGTACTTACGCGGCTGCAAAACGAGCGCGCCGCGTGCGTGGAATTCGTCGAGGCCACGATGGGCGCCGTCGACGCCGAGCAGCGCGACCTATCCGACACCGAAACCCGCGCGCTGGAAAGCCAGCGGAGCCGTATCGCCGAGATCGACGCGCAGATTGCGCCGCTTGCCGCGTTCCTTGAGGCGCGCGCCGCTGCCATCGCCGTCGACGCCAGCATCGCTGCACCGCAAGCCCGGCAGGCAGTGCCCAAGCCCGGCGCCACCGAGCACCGCACGCTTGGCCAGCAGTTCATCGAATCGCCTGCCTACACCGAGTACCGTGGTGGCAGCGGACCCCGCTTGCAGGTTGCGCAGACGCCAACCGAAGCGTTCTGCACACGCGCGGTGCTGACCACCACTGATGCCCCGGCGAAGTTGCTGGTGCCCAACCCGGTCAAGTGGACCGCCGAGGGTCCGGCGCTGCTTACGCCGCTGCTGAATTCGATCAGCCGGGTCGGCGTCAACGGCAACGCTGTTGACGTGGTCAAGTACGGGGAGGCGGCTACTGGGGCAGCGGTTGTGCCCGAAGGCGAGCTCAAGCCCGAGGGCACCTTCACCCTTACCAGCACCACTGTGGCAATGGAGACGATTGCCGTAACGGCGTTCGCTTCGCGGCAGTTGCTGCGCGATGCGCCGCAGGCGCGGCAGTTCCTCGACACGCAGATGGCGCGCGGCGTGCTGCGCAAGTTGGAGTCCGAGGTGACGGCGGCTATCGCCGGGGCAACGGTCACAGCGGCGACGGGCGCTGCCGGGCAGCCGCTGCTCGAGGTTGTGCGGCTGGCGCAGGCGCTGGTGCAGACGCGCGGCTACGCGCCCGACGTGATCATGGCGAACCCGACCATCCTCGCGGGGCTGGACCTTGGGCTGCTTGGGCTTGGCGGCGCGTCTGCCGCTGTGGTGGGCGACGGCTACTGGGGCTTGCGCGCAATCGCAGTGCCGGGGCTTACCGACGCGCAGATTTACGTTGCAGACGCTTCGGCGGCTATCACGCTGTTTGAGCGGACGGGCATCGAGCAGTTCGTCACCGACAGCGACGTCGACGAGGAAGGCAAGTCGCTGTTCCGTCGCAACGTGCTTTCCTTCGTTACCGAGCTCGCGGCGGTCGGCGAGGTCACCAACGCCAGCGCAATCGTTAAGTGCGTGCTGACGGCATCCCCTTAGCAGCGGAAGCCGAGGCTGGCGGCGCCGAGCCGCCAGCCCCGGCGCCACCGCCCTCCGCACCAAAGAGGCGGTCACCTAAGCCGACGGCGGCAGGCTGATGGCCAGCGCAGGCGACGTAGCAGCCTTCCGCATCTGGGCTGGCGCCAGCGCCGCAACAGTGCCCGACCAACTAATCGTGGCGTGCTTGGGCGAAGCCGAGGCTGCGCTGGCCACCGAAGTCGGCGTTCCGCTGGAGGACATGATGGGGCACAGCGATGCCGCGTACCTAGCGCACGGCGAACTCATGCGCCGCACGTCGCGGCTGCTGGCAAGGCGCAACACGCCGGAGTCCGTGGCAAGCGTCGGCAGCGACGGCTACATGCAGGTGCCAAGCCGCGACCCCGACAGTGCAGCGTCGGTGCGGCAACTGCGTGCGCTGCTGCTGGCCCCGGAGGGCATCGCATGATGGACCTCGCAGGAACACGCGCAGCGCTGGTGGACGCACTGAACAGTGTTGCCACTGGGCAACATCAGTTGTGGCACGCCTACGCACCTGATGCGCCAGCACCTCCCAGCGGCTGGGTCGAAGCACTGGCCCTTGACTACACGACGGGCAACGGCTACTGCTTGGCGCGCGCCAGCGCATCGCTGCTGGTAGTGGCGCAGCGCCACGACGCGCGGGGGTCGACCCAGATGCTGGAGCGCCATCTGCCCGATTGGGTGGAAGCGGTCGGCAAGGTGCCCGGCGTTCAGGTGCAAGGCGCCGAAATCGGCATCGCAACGGTTGCAGGTCAGGAACTGCCAGCCGTGAAGATCGAAACAGTGTTCTACGTCAGCAGTTAGGAGAATCGCCATGCCCATCACAACCGCGCCGTTCACGCTGAGGGACACCTCCCTCACGCTTACCTTGGTCGGCGGTCAAGCGGCGGTCGCCGTCGAGTACCGTTGCCAGTTGACGGCTGCCACGCTGACCCCTTCGGATGCCAGCACCAGCAGCACCGAGCTGGTCACGTTCTGCACCACGCACAGCGACAGCAGCGGTGGTGGTGATGCCACTTGGTCGCTCGATCTGGAGGGCTTCCAATCGTTCGCTGATGCCACGGACCTCGCAATGTTCCTTTTCGACAACGAGGGCGAGAAGGCGACGTTCGTGCTGCTGCCGGGGCAAAACGGCGAAACGATCAGCGCCACCAATCCGGGCTTCAGCGGCACTGTGACCCTCAAGCCGACGGCTATCGGCGGCACGGCGCGCGCCTACGCGACGTTCACGGTAAGCCTGCCGTGCGATTCCAAGCCGACCAAGGTGACCACGGCGCCGTGACGCGAACGCTGGGTGATCTGGCGCATTCCTTGGCAGGCGCGCAAGTGGCCGTCCAAGGCGCCCAGACCACGTTCACGGCCAAGGCTGCGCGCATGGTTACGACCGAGATCAGGCGCGCCACAGCAGCCGACACGGGCGGAGATTCGCGGCTGTCGCAGGTCGGCAAGGCAGGCGCCAAGGTTGGTGCGCGCTACCGCGTCGTGCCCGGCGCGCAGCCCCGCGCGTACGTCAACGCAGTCGGCCCGTACCAACTGCTGGAACGGCCAACCGCCGCGCACGAGATCGTGGCGCGCGGCAGACGCATGACCAAGCGCTACGCCAAGGCGGTCGCATCCGAAACCGGAGGCGATTACTTCACGGGCAAGCGTTACCTGAAAGGCGCGCGCGCGCTGCGCTTCGGTGGCCGCTTCGCCGCGTCCAGCGCCACTGGCGGCACGCGGGGCAAGCGCACATTCGAACGCGCAGTGGTGCGCACGCGCCCGGCTGTGGTGGCTATGGCGCGCGACGAAACGATGACGGCACTCAGGAAGGCATGGTGACCGCGTGGCATGGCTGATCACTGCCAACGGGCAGACGCTGCACAGCGACGACATGACGCTGGGCGAACTGGGCGAAGCGGAGGAGCGCACGGGGCAGCCGTGGTCGCTGCTCAACCCGTGGACCAGCATCGCAACGGCGCAGGCGTTCATGCGCATCGCGCTTGCGCGGCAAGGGCTGGCTGGGGCCGAGTTGGATGCAGCGGTTGGCGCGTTGACGGCGCGCGACGTTAAGGCTGCGTTCGACTTCGTCGCCGACGAGCCGATTGGCGCAGGCGATGGGCAAGGCGCAGCGGAGGGCGGCGACCCTTTGGACCGGAGTTCCCAATCCTCCTCTGGTGGTGCGCGCGCCGCTGGGGCTGGCGCCCATCCGAAGCGCGCCAAGAACGGATAGGCGACCTATACGCGCTGCTGCGCGCCGAGGCTAAGGAGGCGAACTGATGGCTGGTGGATTCGTCGACCGCATCATGGTCGTCATCGACAGCAGCAGCAGCGGCGCTGTCGCCGAAATGGACCGCTTGCAACGGGCCACCAAGGGCGCCGAGCGGAGCACAATCGGGCTGGGCAAGTCGCTTAAGGCTGGGCTGGTGGCCGGGGCAGCCGCGTTCGCCGGGGCTGGGCTGCTGTCGTTCCTGAACGATTCGGTGGAGGCGTACGGCGACGCGGCCAAGGCGGCAGGCGAGCTGGCCAAGGCGTCTGGCAGCAGCGCCGATACCGTCAGCCGCTTGCAGGCTGTGCTAGCCGACAGCGGCATCAGCGCCGAAAAGTCTGCCGGGCTGCTGACGAAGTTCACGACGCAGGCAGGCAAGCAAAAAGGGCTGCTGCGCGAGCTTGGCGTGCAACTGCGCACCAATGCAGACGGCAGCGTCGACTACGCCAATGCGATGGTGCAGGCGCTGGACGCGATCAACCGCACGGGCGACGCATCCAAGCGCAACCAGCAGTTGGTGAAGTTGTTCGGCAAGGCTGGCGCGCAAGCGTTTCAGGAGCTCGCTGCCAGCGGCGTGTCGCTGTCGGATGCGATGGCGACCGTTTCCAAGTACCGGATATTCGATGCTGCGGATATCACGCGCGCGCAGCGCTACGACGATGCGATGGACAACCTCGCTGCCAGCACGCAGGGTTTGCAGTTCGCGCTTGGGCAGGCGCTGGTTCCTGCGCTGGCTGCTGCCGCCGACGGGCTGGCTGCCGCGACCGAGTTTCTGAGCGCAATCCCAGTGCAGGTGTACGCGGCGGTTGGCGGCTTCGTGGCGCTGCGCGGCGCTATGGCGTTCTTCGGCCCGGCGCTGTCGTCTGCCATCAGCAGTGCAGCGCTGGCGCTGACGGGGCTTGGCGCCGTGAACGTCGGCAGTCTGGCGTCGCGGCTGGTGTCGGCTATCGGCCCGGCGAATCTGGCTATGGCTGGCCTTGCCGGGGCTATCGCTGCATACAGCATCGCCAGCAGCAACGCAGAGGACCGCGCCAAGGAGTTCGCGGTCGGTCTCGACGAAATGGCGAAGACGGGCGCCATCGCGAGCAAGTCTCTGGACGGCGCAGCGAAGGCGATGATCGAAACCAGCTCGTGGGGCGAACGCTTCGTCAACTTGGTCAAGTACGCGCCCGATACGCAGTCGTGGTGGGAAAAGTGGAACCCGTCCAATCTGGTGCGCCGTGCGATGGAATCGTTCACCAAGGACACCGAATTCAACATGGAGGCCGCGCGCGCGGCAATCAAAGCGGCAGCCGACGAAATGGGCGCCTACGGCACAACCGTGGCCGAGGCAGAGGTGGAACAGGCTGCGCTGAACGAGCTGCTGGCGTCTGGCACGGCCAGCGCCGAGGAAATCGGCGCCGCAGCGCAAGCCGCTGCGGTGCAGCAAGCCGAGGCCAACGCTGTGACGGAAGCCGCTGCTGCTGCTATGGGCGCCTACGCCACCACGCTGCAAGGCGTGGTCGATTGGCAGTCGCGCCTTGCCAGCGGCGTAGCGGACGCGCAGTCGGCGCTTGGCCAGTTGCAGGACACGCTTGGCAAGGTTGGCGCGATCGTCGACGACCCCAGCACTTGGGAAAACGAGGTTGTGCTGAACACTGCCCAAGCCGAGGCCGACCTGTATCGCTACATCGGAATTCTCGCGGATAGCGGCCTCACCAGCGAGCAGATCATCCCGCTGCTGGTCGATCTGCAAAACCGCGACGGCACCAGCACCGAAGCCGACGCCATCATTCAGGGCGTCATCGACGCCATCAGCGGCAAAAGCAACGAGGTGCCACCGCTGCTGGTTGGCACGGCGCTGGACCCGAACGCGCAAGCCAATACGCAGGCAGGCATCGCCGGGCTGACCGCGCCGAAGACGACGGTGGTTACCGTGACCACCAACTACGGGGACGGCGGCTACGCAGGCGCCAAGGCGCGCGCAGACTACCTGTCGCAGACACGTCAGGCGGCAATCAACGTTGCGCACTCGTTCACGCCCGACGGCTACAACGCGCTGAAGGCGCGCACCGACTACCTTGCGCAGGCGCGCAACGGGTCGGTTGCCATCGCTGTGCAGTTCAGCCCAGACGGCTACAACGCGCTGAAGGCGCGCGCCGATTATCTGGCGCAAAACCGAACTGCGACGATCAATGTGCAGGTGCGCGGATTGGAAGCGGCGCGCGCAGCGCTGCAAGGCGTAACGACCAACAGCGCCGGGCGCAGCGCCGCGCAGGCTGCCAGCGTGAACGTGAATCCGCAGTTTTCGCCGATCAACCTCGTTCGGGTGACGTTGGATGGGCGCGAGCTGCGCGCGGTGGTCGACGACGAGATCCGCGCCATGACGCCGTATCGCGAGGAGGTGGCGTGATGGCGCCGACGATCACAGCGGCAGTTAACGATTCGCTTCCGGGGTCGGTGCGCCTTGGCGTGGTCAACGGCCCAGCCGGGTCCACTGTGCAGCGCTTCGACGGGCAGTATGGTGCGCAATATGTGCGCAACTACGCGCCGGGCGCGGGGGTACAGACTGTGATCGACTGCGAGGCGCCGCTTGGCCGCGAGGTCTCGTACGCGCTGGTCAGCGCCGACGACACGATACTTGCGCGTTCAGGTTCTGTGGTCTGCCCGGCGCCCAGCAACGGCTACAGCCTTTTGCGGTCGGTGCTGGCGCCGCAGGTGTATTGGGCTTGGGTTGAGGCGGCAGACGAAACGGGCGTGGAGTGGGCGACGTCGACCACGTCGTATCCCGTTGTCGGCAGCGACACGCCAATCGTGGTGAGCGAAAT